TGTTAATGCTTCCTTAATCTCTCCTTTAATTATACCATCTTGTGCGATTACTTCTGTCTTAACTCCATCGTTTAATACAGAGAATCCACCTCCAGTACTTATAAATTCTTTTTTGTGTGCCATAATATTATTATTATTTTTATAATGGGGAGATAGGGGCTTTCGCCCCAACCCCATTAGTAAGGGAATTTCACCCAAACAGTATAATTATCTACTAATCTTAAAGAGCTGCTCCCTTAAAACCAAGAATATTAATTGGTAAAAATGCAATTCCATTTCTCCAGTATCCTGTGATATTTGAAGTAATAGATTCGTTTGCTTGTTTCATTGGTTCTTGGAATGTAGGATATTCTACTACATCTAAAATTACTGGTGATGGCATTATGTTTGTATCAATAAAGAAGAAGTTTTTCTTGTTTGCAGGTGTGATGTAAGGAGTTTCAATAACTCTAATTTCTCCTTCGTAAATGTTTACATCGTTTACTGCCACTGGACTAATTCCTGATGCGAAATATTGTCTAGCTGCTTTTGCTACTGCACTTCCTTTCTTTACTAATATTGCTGTAAAGTTAAGAGGCATAGGTTTTCCTGCTTGGTCAGTAAAATCTCCTGCGTATTCCCAAGCTAAATCAATAGCGTCTTCACTAAACTCATCTGCTTTTGCGTTTGTAAATGTTCCACCACCGTTGTAAGTGTGAGTTCCACATAAACAAACTCCATCTGGAGCTAAGTAAGTTGTTGAACTAAATGCTTCATTGTATGGTGCAAATGCGTCTGTTATTAAAGCGTGAGATGCTGCTTTTAGTAATTGGTCTCTTTGTTCCATTAAGTAAGCATCAATCTTTGTTGTGTCATCCTTTGCTCTAAGCATTGTTGTTTGAGAAACATTCATTCCTAAACCACCTCTTTCTGCAGAAATAGTTGTATTATATCCTTGCTCTAAACTTTTAATGTCTGGTGTTTCTGCTTCACCTAATTTTCTAAATCCAGAAACAGATTCTAAAGATGAATAAATTTTATCATACTCTGTTGAACTTCCAAAGTTAATAAAATCAACATCTAAATACTTTTCTAGATTTGCTTTTAATCCTAGTCTAAAAGGTTCTTGTAACCCTTTAATTGCTAAGTTTACATAATCTGCAATTGTTGTCATAATCTTATTATATTATCTAATTATTCTTAAAATAAAGGTTTGTTAATTCTAACCTCAATACCTGAAGCTGAGCCAACTGTTCCTGAATCTTCTGCTCCAATTATTTGAAAAACGTCCTTTACTGATGCTCCTACATCAATTAGCTGAGTTCCATTATCTACTACTAAGTCCACTAAATCTCCTCGATTGTTTTTGCTATATACATCATCTCCTGTTCCTACTAAGGTAAAATCATTTCCTTCAGTAATTTCAATTGATGTTTCTCCTGCTGCACTTCCATTAATTGCGTAAGCTAGTGCTGTACTATTAGCATCTGCCTTAACAATTAAGTTAGATGTCATTGTAACTAAGTCGCCTGGTTCAATAACTGTTGCAGATGCTATTTCAGCAACTCTAGTTCTGAATCCAGGTCCTTGCTGTTTAATTTCAAAATCTTTTGCCATAATTATTTTATTTCAAATCCTTTTGGTAAATTAGAAGAGAACTTCTTGAAGAACTCGTCTTCCTTTTCAGTTCTTTCTGTTCTATTACTAGGATTTAAATTATTCTTATCTTTTGTTAATTTCTCTTTATAGGCACTTTGCCATAATTTAAAATCTTCNNTANTTATNACTTCATCAACTGACTTTCCAAGTCCTTTAGATAATACTTGAGCATAAGAGATTTCTTCATCATCTAATGTAGATAATAATCTAACTTTTTTAGCAAATTCTATTGGGTCACTTTCTTTGGTTTCCGTTAACTCTTCTTTTTCAATTTCTTTAACGGGTTCTTTCTTAAGTTCCATAATTTCTGCTTTTAGTTTTTCATTTTCTTCTCTTAATGCTTTTTTCTGCTCTCTTTCACTTTTCATTCGAGCATATATCTTTTTATTTTTAACCTGTAAATCAGTTAATTCAGCGTCTGTTTTACCATCTAAAGTTTCAATTTCTTCTACTTCTTCTGGTGTAAGGATTTCTTCTTCCTTGGTTTCTATGGTTTCCTCAATATGTTCTTGTGTCATATATTTATCTATTTAATGGTTGATAATCCAAAATGCGTTGTTATGAGACGACATCCCTCAGNANATTATTTATGTTGTTTAATTANATTCTTTTCCTTGAGAGGTATTAGTTTTTTGTATAGCTTTAATAGATGTTTAGAAGCCTCTCTTCTTCCTATAATATCAGCTACTAATCTGCTTTGTTCTCCCATTACAACCTCTTCTGGAATATTTCTTACATCTGATAATTCAGACATAATGTCAACCAACTCTTCCCTTAAAGATTGTCCTGTTGCAGAACCAGCAATTTCCCTTATTAACTTTTGCTTTGTTTCCTTTAGTAGTGTTTCTTTTTCTTCGTACATAGTTTTATAAAGTTACTGTTCCCTCAACACCCTCCATTCCTTGTGGTGCAGATATTCCCCCACCAGCTCCACGTGTTGCCATACCTAATTGTTGTGGCTGTTGTTGTGGTACTGATGATGTTAAATCTCCCATATTTATTCCAACTTGCTCAAGATACATTCTAACAACCTTTTTCTTTTCTGGGTCTGTTGTAATTGTTGGGTCAACTGATATTGCTTGTAAATATGCGAATAATGCTTGTGCTTTAACTGTTGCTGACTGACTTTCTCCAGTAATATCAATATCAATATCGTATTCTATATCTTTGTAATAATCTTTATCAACAGTTAATTGATACTCTCCGTTCTTTCTTATTTCATTCTCAGTTAATGATGTTAATAATTCTAACGCATTATTGTCTGGAATTTTTTCATTCTTCACAGCATATGATAACAATCTGTCTTTCCTTATCTTATTGTGACATATCTCTATTAGCTTATCTAAATCCTCTCCTGTAATCTTTATAATATGTTCTGTGTTTAGTTTATCAGATAGTCCAGGGATTACAAAGTTAAATAAGAAAGATTTTAATTGTAAAGCGTAGTTCTCTCTCATCTTATCAAAGAAGCTCATTGCTTGACTTACTGATAATTGAGTTGAACCAAGTGGTGTTCCAGCTGGAGTTCTCTCTCCTCTCATTATATCTGTTGTAAATGTTTGAGATTGAGCATTAGCTTCAATCATATTCATCTCTGCTATAAAGTGAGATAGATTTCTATCTTGCATATCAACTGGTTGAATAAACTCATCTACATCTAGAACATCTCCATTCTCTGCTTCTTTCATTAAGTTTCTAGCGACACCAGTATCTCTACCTTGCCATAATCTTAAAGTGTTCCAGTAAGAAGATTTAACTTGTTGATTTAATATTTCATTAACTCTTATTTGGTTTTCACTAATTGCTTCTGGAACTCCTACACCAAGCCATCTACCAGGTATTTTGTTTATGTGGAATTCTTCGTATGGACTTTTCTCTACTAATGTTTCAAATAATATCTCTCCGCTAAACACTTCTGCTATATCTCTTTTAACGTCTTGAACATTGCTTGGAACATCTGCAAAGATAACTTTCTTATAATCCCAATTACCATCGTCATCTTCCACCTCACCATATCTTTCAAAAACTCTAATGTATTGGTTGTTTCCTTTTCTATACTCTTCAATTATTTTATTAACCTTGTCTTTATCCCAATCAAGTTCTTTTGCTATTCTTCTAAACTCCATTGGAGTATAAAGATGTTGTTCTATAATATAGTTAGAAAAATCTAAACAATCTGCATTCTGTTCTACTATAAAGTTTTTAAGATTAACAAACTCTGCTTTTCCATTTATATATTTTAATACTACGCTTCCAAACTGTGGTAACTCATCTGATATTCTATTAAGTATTTTTCCAAACTCTTGTTTCTTTAACCAATACTTTACATCTCTTTGTAAGAACCAAGTCTTAATATAATCTCCTCCTGGCTCAGTCTTTAATAAAATATCTTTTGTATCTAGGTCTATTGCCTTAGCAGTTGTACCAACAGCTTGTCTTGTAATGTTATAGAAATAAAGTTTTAAATCATCTTCATCAATATCCCCATCTATATATTTACCATTAGTATATAAAATAGCTTGGTTTATTGTTTCCAATTGGTTAAACATCCAACTACCACTTTCGTCCATTGGAATTGGTTTCTTAAAATCGGCTATCTCCTCATTTATTTGTTGTAATATCCTTGCCTCTTTTTTCATTTTATTATCTATGAATTTTCTTCTTTTTAATCTTCTCTATTTTTCTCTCTTCTTTTCTTGCTCCTATATATGGTGGAGCTTCTCTTCTAACCTTTGTTGAATTAAGTCCCCATACTGCTAANGCNANAGAACAAACACAATCATCGTTCATCCCAACTGGAGCAGAATATATTAGTGTCCCACCATCTGTTACATCTAATCCAAATACTTCTAATTCGTTTATAATCACTGGCTCATTAGGAATAAATACACCTTTATTTTCTATATACTGTGCAAGCTTATCAATAAGATTTATCTTGCTTTTGTTACTAAAGTTAAAATCATCTATAATTAGTCCTTCTTCTCTTGTTAAGAAGTCGTTTAATACTTTACCACCACCTGTACTATCAAGAATAATCCTAGCATTATTATACTTCTTTGCTAATGATGCTATTCTATTATTCTGTATTGGGTAGTCAACTCGTTGAAATCTGTCCCAAGCTACAACCTTATGTGATTGTTTATCTAACATTGTTAGAACAGTCCAATCATTAAGCTTTGCAATATCTACTCCTAGAATATATCTATGAGTTGGTATCGGTTCTTCGTAGCATAACTCTTTATCTAATACTATTTCTCTAATGTTCCTAAATACTTCAGCCCCACTATCTACGAATTGTGCTAAATACTCTTGCTTCCAAATAGCTTCTGGTAAAGTATTCTTTATCCTTTCTAGTTCTTCTGGAGAATTTTTTGGATTATCACTACTTGGTGCGTTCCAAACAAATCCATTCTCATTCTTTTCTATTGATTTNTATTTGTTATAAAACCAATTNTTTCCTTTAGGAGAACTNATAAATATAGTTCTACCTTTTCTTGACATTGTTGTAGCCGCCAACTCTCTTTCATATACCATTGGAGCTATTCTAGCCGCCTCATCTATAATTAACAAATCTAACTCTTCTCCAATAAGTGATACGGGATTATCAGCCGTCTTGCATTCAAGCCAAGTTCCATTAGCCATTGTAAGTTTTGTATAAGGCCTAGTTTTTATACTAAAATCTCCTGGTTCATATATTTTTTTGTATAAGGCCTAGTTTTTATACTAAAATCTCCTGGTTCATATATTTTTGATAAAAACCTAAGAACATATGAAAAAGTCTTTTGAGTTAAATCAGATGTTGGTGCTACAATCCATATATTCCTATTTGGTTTTAACAATTCTCTAAAAGCAGCATAAGCAGCTACAAATGTTTTACCAAATCTTCTTCCACAAACCAATACAAAATCTCTTTTTGTTGGGTCTTTAATTGCTTCTATAATAGGTTTTTGTCCTTTNTGTGGATTAAATCCTATTCTTTTTAAAAGAGCTTCGTCGTTTATTCTTTTCATTATTCTACTTCTTCTAAGAACTCGCTAGTCTTTTCATTAAATGTTTCTATTTTTAATTTATTAGCTTCATATAATCCAAGTATTCTTCCAAGGTTTTCTAAAGCCGCAACATTAACTCTCTTATCTTCTTGTTCAAATGCTAATTCACACCACTTAGCCATTATCTCATTCTTTGGAACTGTATCCTTTAATTGTTTCCAAGTAGCTGTTTGCATTGCCTTTAAGCATAAAGAAGACTTTTCACTATATCCAACATCTCTATGGATTTGAGCCATATTAGGTTTCTTACCAGCTATAGTTAAAGCAACTGCCCTATCAAATACTTCTTTAACCTTACCACCATTCTTACGAATTTTTTTATATCCGATAAGATCTCTCTCCGCTCTTGTATAATTCTTTTCTTTAATTTCTTTCCTTGTCTTCATATTTTTTAATTAATTGTATATTTTAAATAATTATCTGTCAATTTGTGGCAGTCTTTACATAAGGTAACGCCATTGTTAATATCCCATAATTCTTCCACAGCAATAGCGTCTTCCATTGTCTTTATTTTATTATCTTTTACTATTCTTGAAAAAGGCTTGATATGATGTACATCTAACTTACAACCTCTTTTGCCACAAGTCTGACAAGTCCAATTATCTCTTTGTAAAACATCTGAACGCCAC